TAAAGGTAACTAGAGAAGAATATAAGAATCTAACAGAAGAAGAATTTATGGCACTTCTGATAGATGATGACATAGAGATTAAAGAACATACTGCATCAGGTGGAATGACTGAAGTAGAAGATGAGATGGGTATGGTGATGCAAAACGTAGAACCTGTCTTACACGATGTAGTAGTTGAAAGAACAAGAAACGATGGCAAGGTTATTATTGAGAACGTGCCACCAGAAGAATTCCTTATTAACCAATATGCTAAAGATATTGAGTCAGCAAGGTTTGTAGCACATAGAGTCAAGAAGACTAAGAGTGAGTTGATTGAAGCAGGTTACTCTAAGACTAAACTAGAACGTGCATATTCTGCAGCAGAAGCAGAATGGAAGCAGGAAAGATTAGCTAGGTTTGATTATGATTCTGATTCGTCTTACCCAACAGGAGACCTTGATGAAGGTATATGGGTAGATGAGTGTTATGTACGTGTTGATTATGATAACGATGGTATAGATGAGTTAAGAAAGGTAACGAAGGTCGGGGATGAGATTTTAGACAATGAGGTAGTGGATAGTGTTCCCTTCTCCTCCCTTACTCCTATACCAATGCCTCATAAGTTCTACGGACTTAGCGTCTATGACCTAATCTCCGACTTACAACTTATTAAAACCACATTGATGCGTAACTTGTTAGACAATATGTATCTAACAAACAATGGGCGTTATGAGGTAGTTGAAGGTCAAGCAAACCTAGATGACTTGATGACTTCTAGACCAGGTGGTATCGTCAGAGTACGTACACCAGGTGCAGTATCTCCACTAGCAACTCCACAGTTAGATGCTAATTCTTTCAATATGTTAGGATACTTAGATAGTATTAGAGAAGAAAGAACAGGTGTCAGTAAAAATAGTATGGGGTTAGGTGAAGGTGCACTAAAGTCTCATCAAACAGCAACTGGTGTTGCACAAGTAATGACAGCAGCTCAAGCAAAAATAGAACTTATTGCTAGAGTATTTGCTGAAACTGGAATGAAAGATTTGTCTAACAATGTATATCAATTAGTACAAAAATATGAATCTCCAGAGAAGTTAGTTAGATTAAATAATGAATGGGTATCACTATATCCAGCAGAGTGGAAAGAAAAGTTAGATTGTACTGCACAAGTAGGACTAGGATTTGGTAACAAAGATATGAATCTATTACACCTAGGACAACTAGCACAATCACTACAAATGATTGCACAACATCCAGCTGCAGGAATGATGATTAAACCTAAGAATGTATACAACTTAGTAGCAGAGCAAATTAGAGCAATGGGTATGCGTAATGTTAATGACTTTATTACAGACCCAGGTGACCAAGATGTTCCACCACAACAAAATCCTGATGCACAGATGCAGCAGATGGAAGCACAACTAAAATCAGAAGAATTAAAAATTAAGATTCAGAAGATGCAAACAGAAGCACAGTTGAAACAAAAAGAAATGGAACTAGATGCTCAACTACAAAAACAAGAGTTAGAGTTAAAAGCTGCAGAAGCAGAAGTAGAGATGAAGATTAAAGCACAAGAGTTAGAAATTAAAAAAGCTGACCTTGCACTTAAACAACAAGAATTAATATTAGAGAGGGAACAGGGAAGACCTGTAGCAATAGGACCTAATTAAGGAGAAGTATGACAAAGGAGGAGGAAGTAAGACGTGGCGAGAACGCTGAACGTCTAGTCAATGACCCGTTATATAAAGAGGCATTTGACGTAACAAAAGAACATTTAATCGAATTACTACTTAACACTAAGATTAGTGAAGAAGTAGAAAGAGATAGAATATATATTACTATTAAGTCTCTTGACTTGGTAGACCAACATATTAAATCTATCTTAGAAACAGGAAAGCTTGCTGCGAAGGGGCAAGAGTTCTATAGTAATTAAAATTTAAAACAGGGAGAATAACGATGGATTCTGTAGAGAATAACCAAGAAGTTAACGAAGCCTTTAATAGGGCACAACCAGGGTCTGCTGAAGAAGCAGCCAACAATATCCTTAATATGTGGAACTCAGAAGAGCAACCCGCAAACGAGGAAACCGAAGCTACTGTTGACGAGGAAGTAGTTGAGGAAATACAGGAAGATGAAGTCGAAACTGAAGAGGATTCCGTTGAGGAAGAAGCCACTGAAGAAGTAGAGGAAACTGAAGAGACTGTTGATGAAGTTGAAGAAGAGGTCGAAGAAGAAGTCGAACCAGAAACTTATAAAGTAAAAGTTAATGGTGAAGAGTTTGAAGTAGACATTGACGAACTTAAAGCAGGATATCAAAGACAATCTGACTATACTCGTAAATCTCAAGAACTAGCTGAACAGCGTAAACAAACTGAAGCAATCAATGAGGAACGCATTCAACTAGAACAAGAGAGACAAATGTACGCTAACGCTTTGCAAATGTTGGAACAAGACCAACAGGCAAAACTTAAGGAATACGAAAGTATTGATTGGAACACATTGAAAGAAGATGACCCATATCAATATATGCTGAAGAAAGATGAATATAATGATGTTAGAGTCAAGATGGATAATGCTAGACAACAACAACAACTTATTCAACAACAAGCACAGCAACAGGCAATGAAAGCCAGGGCAGATTTTGTTCAAGACCAGTATAGTAAACTGATTGAACAACTACCAGAGTGGGCTGATAAAAACTCTACTGTTAAAGATGATATCAGAAAGTTTGCTATTGATTCAGGTTATGCACCAGAAGAAGTAGAACAACTTGCAGACCATCGTAGTGTTCTTATATTAAAGAAAGCTATGGAGTTTGATAAGTTAACTAGTAAGGTAGCACCTAAAAAGAAAGCAGTAAAGACAGTACCAAAAGTTCAAAAGTCTGGAAGAGGTAAACCTAAAGGTGAAGAAGAAAGCCAAAAAGCAAAGAAGAAACGTACACAGTTAAGGAAGTCTGGTCAAGTAAAAGACGCAGCTTCTGTTTTCTATGATATGTTATAAGGAGAAATAATGGCAACTCAATTTCAAACATATGATGCAACAGCAATCCGTGAGGAATTGTCTGATGTAATCTATGACATCTCGCCTACAGATACTCCCTTTATGTCCACTATTGCTGGCAAGGGTTCTGTAGCAAACACTTACTTTGAATGGCAAACTGATTCATTAGCGGCAGCTGATGGTACTAACGTAGTGATTGAAGGTGCAGCTGTAGGTGCAGCATCAACTTCAGCAACTACTCGTCTTGGTAACTACACACAAATCTCTAAGAAAGTTGTAGAGGTTTCTGGTACTCAAGAGAAGACTAACAACGCTGGTAAAAAATCAGAACTTGCTTATCAATTAGCTAAAGCATCTAAAGAACTTAAGCGTGATATGGAGACTATGTTACTAGCAGATAACGCTGCTGTAGCAGGTGATGCTTCTACTGCACGTGAGACTCGTGGTGCTGCTAACTTCATCACAACTAACGTAGTTGATGCTGGTACTTCTGGTACTAACGCTGCTATCGTTGATGATGATATTGTCGACATCGCAGAAGATTGCTGGACACAAGGTGGTGAACCTAATACACTACTTATGGGTTCTGTAAACAAGAAAGTTATGACTGGTCTAGCTGGTCGTGCTGATGCTGTTCGTACAATGGCTGATGATAATATGACTGCTTACAACGCAGTTGACGTTTATGTAACTGACTTCGGTACATTCAATATGGTACTAGACAGATACTGTGACCAAGACTTAGTATACGTACTACAGCCTGATATGTGGTCTGTTCAGTATCTTCGTGATTTCCAAACAGTTGACATTGCTAAAGATGGTGACTCAGACAAGAAAATGCTTGTTGTTGAGTATGGTCTTCAGTGTAACAATGAAGCAGCTAACGGAAAAATCAGATACACAACTGGTTAATCTAAACCTCACCACCCTGGGCAACTGGGGTGGTTTCTTATTATGGCAGTAAATAATAAACTAATTGAAAACCTAGACGGAAGTCTAACAAGTGTCTCTACACAAGACGACAAAGAATTAAAACATATTGTTGACGGAAATGAAAAGTTAAAGTTTGCTACACGTCACAATACATATAAAGGTGATTCACAGTTTTCACACAGAGTAGCAAGGATACCATTAATTGTTGTAGAACAGATGATGAGAGATGGTGTATGGAATGACCAAGAAAGAATGAAGGCGTGGTTGAATGACCCAGCTAACGCAGGATTCAGAACTACTAAAGGAAAAGTTTAATGGCATTAAGTAACTATACAGAATTAAAAGATGCGATTGCTGATTGGTTAGATAGAAGTGATTTAACTAATAGGATACCAGACTTTATTGCACTAGCAGAAGCCAGGTTAAATAGAGAACTTCGTATCAGACCAATGGAAGTACGTTCTACTATGACTACAACTGTAGGACAAAGATATTTCAATCTTCCTGGTGGTTACTTACAAATGCGTAACTTTCAAATCAATACTAATCCTATTACTCCACTAGAATATATTACACCTGAGATGTTAGATAGATTATATGGTTCTAATACAACAGGTAAACCAAGGGCGTATTCTTTGATTGGAGATGAGATTCAACTAGCACCTATACCAGACTCTACCTATACAATAGAAATGGCGTTCTACGAGAAATTTACGCCTCTGGGAGATGGTAGTTCAGGTACAGTAACAAGCAACTGGTTAACTAAGAATGCACCAGATGTTTTATTATATGGTGCACTTATTGAGGCAGAACCATTTATTAAGAATGATGAACGTATACAGTTATGGTTAACTGCATACAAAGAAGCAATAGATAAAATACAGAAAGCAGATGAAAGAGATAGACACTCTGGTTCGACAATGAGAGTGCGTAATGTATATTCTGGAGTTGAGTACTAATGGCACAATCTACTTGGGGTTCGGAAACAGCAACTTGGAGTAGTGATAGTTATTTATGGGCTAATGATACATATTCAGATACAGCAACATTAGCAGCAAACACATCATATACACAAGCAGGTAATACTTTATTTCCTGTTAGTATAAGTTTAAACAGTACACAAGATTCAACAAGTAGCGGTGGTTTTAGTTTAGTTGGTAATGCTACGTTTGCACTATCTACAAACACATCAAGCACTACTAACGCAATATATATAAATGCTGTCACTATAGCACAAAATTCTGGTATAATATCAGTAGGTAATAAAGTATATATTGATTCTGTAGTATTAGGAACTACAGTAAACATACCACTACCAGGCACTACTACCTGGAATTTAGAAACATCTACTTGGGAAACAACTACAGGTTATTGGGGATATACGCCTAGCATTGCTGTACCAGTAACAGCAGACTTAACACAAATAATATTAGATAAAGTCGGAGATGAAGATACAGATAAAATTGCTTCGGCTATTCTTGCTTTACAATCTGGAGTAAGTGCAACAGGTAACGTGGCTGTACCTGTAAGTGCTACTTTATCTTTAGAAGAAGCAATGAAATTCAACATTAATTTTGAAGAGAGTATTACTATAAATATGTCAAGTAGACAATCTTCAGACAACAACTTCTTATGGAATGATGTCCAAGAAGATAGCGATACTACCTGGTCAAAGGTAGCTGACCCAGATGAGTAATAATAACAACGGAGTAAATATGAACAACGTAGGCTTAGACTTAGCAAATATTTGGAAAGTTACCTGTTTAGACAAAAATGGTAACGTAAAGTGGGAAGAAGAAAAAAAGAACTTGATTGTGACAGAAGGTCTTAATCATATTCTTGATGTAACATTCCACGCAGATACACAAGTAACAACTTGGTATATTGGACTTAAAGGTTCAGGTACACCAGCAGCAGGTGATACAATGGCATCACACGCAAGCTGGTCTGAAATTACAGATTATTCTGGAGACAGAAAAGAATGGACTGAAGGTGCAGCATCTTCTGGTTCTATGACTAACTCTTCTTCAGTAGACTTTTCAATTACAGGCACAGCTACAATAGCAGGTGCATTTCTTAACACAGCTTCTACTGGTACAGCAGGTACATTATATGGTGTTGTAGATTTTTCTTCGGCACGTTCAGTAATTTCTGGAGATACACTACAGGTAACTGTAACAGTAACAGCCGCTTCAGCATAAGGAGGTTCAAATGTCATTAGAAGACTTAACAGGTACTAAATATATTGACTCACTTGATGAGAATAACCCAGCCGCTGGAGATAATGTTTCTGAAGGTGATGACCATATTAGAGGTATCAAAAATACAATCAAAAATACTTTTCCTAATATCAATGGTGCTGTTAATGCTAGTGACGAGGAATTAAATTTTGTTGATGGCGTAACATCAAACATTCAAACTCAGTTAGATGGTAAACAAGCAACACTAGGTTCTGGCGATGTTACTGCTACAGAGTTAAATGTAGATGGTAATGGTACATCAGGACAATACCTAACATCAGATGGTGATGGTTCAATGTCTTGGACTACACTAACTGTTGACAGTGCAGCAACAACTAAAGATTTTACTGTATCTTCTTCGGGTTCTGCTACAGCAGGTAGAGTAGCTAACATACTATCTACAGGTGAAACTGGAGAGTATCCTATTGTTAATACTGTAAGTTCAGAAGCAACTACAACTGATTATGACTGGAATTTTTATACACCTAACTATAAGTTTAGAGTACATGCTGATAAAGATTCTTCAGATTATTATAGAATAAGAACATATAGTGTAAGTGATAATACTTTAATAGATAGTCAAACTCTAGGAAATAGTAGGTCAAATTATGTGGGTGTAAACGCATATTATACTGGTTCAATAAATAGTAGTGGTGAAGGTATTTATGCCATTATAGGTACGGGTGAGAATACAGCCAATTCCACTGTTCAGTGCCTTAATAATACTGGTTATACATGGTCCGGTGGTAGAACTTATAACACATATTTCTTAATCAGAGGTTTTAGGATTAACCACGATACTGGTGCAATAACAGATACAGGAAGTGAACAAACCCCAGACTATGGTGGGAATGGTGATTTGGGTGGGTATTCATATTATCAAAATAAGGCTGCGAGTAAAGTAATGAGTTGGGGTCAGGGAATAGGTTCAGTAAGACTTAATACTTCCAAAAGAAAAGGTCTTGTTGGCGTAAATTCAGGAGGAGGTAGTTGTAATGATAGTGGTTACAACCACGATTATGCTTATGGTTATTATGTAGATTTAAGTAATGGTAATACAGGTACTTTTAGTAGTAACCAAACCTATCGCGAATTAGATGCTAGTATGTCAGGTTATGGTGAAAGGGTACACCTAATTCCTGGTATTTCGAGTACATATGCAGAGTATACCTTAAACCAATCGACAATTTACACAATATATCATAATACAAGTACACATAAGAATGATGCAAGGGTAGCTGCAAATTTAAACACAACTTATCCTACTGATAGTTCATCTTATGTTTTTAATAATCTTGCTACTGCTTTACCAGATAAACTTAATGATGAAGGGACTGCTGATAATGTAGCAAGAAGAATTGTAGCTAGGGCAAAAGACGCATTAAGTAATGTAGCTTTATGGACTTGGGAATATGATGCTAGTGGTAACTTAGATATAGTTGCTAATTCTAGATTTCAGATGTATGAGTTGGAGACATCTAAATCTTGGGGTAATATGGCTTGTAGTCCTAGAGGAGGGGTAACTTTATTCGTAGAAAATAGTAGATGTTATGCACAAAGTTTTTCATTAGATAGTAATTATTTAGTTGACGGACTTGGCTTACCTCTTGAAGTAATTCCTAGAAATATTTCACCATATATATATTTTAAAGAAGTAAATTCAAACGGAGATGATGTATACAATTTAGTTTGGGATGAAAATGGAAACGCTGTTGTAAAAACAATTACTATTAATGCTTACTCAACTTCTGCAATGCACCCAGGTGGTGTATTTACAGAATCAGCCAGTGCTGGTCAAGATGTTCAAATAGCAACTTCTGGTATCGTAGGAGGTTTTACTGGTTTAGTTCCAAATACTGATTACTACTTAAATACTAATACATACGATGGAACATTAACAACATCTATTACAGGTATTTATATGGGTAAAGCAGTTTCATCTACAGAATTAATGTTAGCTGAAATGGCAAACAAATCTAGCTAGGAGATAATATATGGATTATAGAGAAAAAAGAAAAGCAGAATATCCTGAAATAGGGGAACAGTTAGATATGCTTTGGCATATGTTAAATGACTATGGTAGTGCTGATAAAGAAGTTGACTCTACAGATGAAAATAGTGGTGAAGTAGGTCAAGTGCTTAATACTTGGTATGAGACTATTAAGGATATAAAAGATAAATACCCTAAACCTGAAGAATGATGACTGACTTCTTACTATTCGGCTTAGGTGTTATCGTAACGATGCTAGGATATTTCTTACATCAACTATCACAAGATGTAAAAGATATTGAACACGCTATGAATAACTGCCCTAAAGAATATGTACTGAAGACAGACTACCAAAGAGATATTAGTGAGATTAAAGATATACTCGGAAAGATATTTGAAAGAATAGATAATATAAAATGATTGAAATAATTACATCAATGTTACCTATCTTAACTGGCTTTATTGCTAGGTTAGTTGCTGATGGTCTAAAGCAGAAGTCTGAAAATCAGAAGTTAATGATTCAGGCTATGTCTGCTAATAACAAAGCAATCGATAGTGCTAGAGAATATTCACTTAAAGAATCACCTTATGCTGCAGCAACAAGAAGAACTATATTCTTTATTATCTTAGCATTAGTATGTGTGTATGTTCTAGCACCTGTATTGTTTGATATACAGACAGTTATTCCTGTGATAGACAAGGGTGTTAGTTTCTTAGGATTGACGATTACAGAGGATTCTACGAGTTATATAACAGTAGATGGTCTAGTAAAATATAATGAGATATTTACTTGGACATCTAACATCGTATCTTTTTACGTAGGGTCTCAGATTAAAGGAAGATGAAGAAGTTACTAATATTATTATTCTGTACTACAGTCTACGCAGCAGATACAACTATAGATACAACTACAACTTCTACATCAGTCAATACAACTACTAGCACAACTAACAGTACAGTTGACTATAAGAATCAACCAGTACAGAGGGCATCAGCACCTACTATCAGTGTAAACAATAATGATGTATGTGTAAGTGCAATCA